GGCAGCGACATCGGCCATCGCAGACATGCCAGCGGCGCGGCTCCGGCAGGTCCAGATCGCCATCGAGATCGCCGAGATGCGCCGCGACGAGATGAGGCGTGCCCTCGTCCGCCGCGAGGAGGTCCAGACCGCCATCGAGTCGATCCTTGTCGGCCTCCGCGAGCGCCTCCTCGCTGTCCCTGCGCGTGTCGTCGGCGCCTACGCTGTCGCTGGTGAGGGCGCTGACCTCGGCCTCATCGTCGATCGGGAGGTCCGCGCGGCCCTGGAGGATGCCGCCAGGGCTCTGGAGGGTCTCGCCGGTGAGTGACCTACTGCGCCACGCCAGCCATGCCCTGCGTCCACGCCCCCTGGTTTGGCTATCGCAGCAGCCGCCGATCTACCTGCCGCCAGGGGTCTCGGCGGAGCCCGGGCCGCTGTCCCTGGACCGGACGCCCTACCTCCGCGAGCCCCTCGATCGCCTGTCACCCCTGGACCCGACGGAGATTGTGGCAGTCTGTGCCGCAACGCAGCTGGGCAAGTCCACGCTCGCCATGCTGGCCTGGGCGGGGTGGGTCCGCACCGCTCCAGCGCCGTGTCTCTGGGTCACGGACACCGACGCAAAGGCCGAGGAGTTGGCGAAATACCGCGTCGAGCCCGTGATCCTCGCGACGCCGGATCTCCTGGCGCTGGTGCCACCAGGCCGCAGCCGCGAGAAGGGCAACACAACGCAGCTGAAGGCCTACCCTGGCGGCTACACGCGCTGGTCAGGGGCGCAGACGGTGAGCGGCCTGACATCGATGCAGGCGCGGTATGCCATCCTTGACGAGCTTGACGACCACGCCGCCGCCACGCTGGGTGACACCGTGCGCCTCGCCCTCGGTCGGACGACCACCTACGGTCGATCGCGCAAGGTGCTGGCGGTCTCCTCGCCATCGGTGGCGGGGCAGTCGCAGATCGACGCCTGGTATCGCCGCGGCGACCGTCGCCGCTACCTGGTCCCGTGCCCCCATTGCGGCCATGAGCAGCCTCTGGACTGGCGCGATCCTGACGGTGGCCGCTACCGCCTGGTCTGGGAGCCCGGCAGCCCCGAGACGGCGGCCTACCTGTGCGCAGGCTGCGGCAGGCTCATCGAGGAGCGGCACAAGCCCGCCATGCTCGCCGCAGGCCGCTGGCAGCCTACAGGACAGGCCTCCGATCGGTCCGTGACCTCCTACCACCTCTCGGCCCTCTACGCCCCCCTTGGCTGGTTGTCCTGGGCGCAGCTGGCCGCAGAGTGGGAGCAGGTCTCCGCCGGCCTGCGCCGCGGCGACCAGCGGGATCTGAAGGTCTATCTCAACACCCGCCTGGCCGAGACCTGGGAGGATCGGGGCGACCAGACCGACCCCGGGACGCTGGCCGGGCGTGGTGAGCGGTGGGGCGACCGCCTGCCGTCTGCGATCCGCCTCATCACCTGCGGCGTGGACGTCCAGGAGGACCGCCTGGAGGCGACCATCCTCGGCATCGGCCCAGGCTGGGAGATGTGGGTGCTGCGCCACGCGATCCTCAGGTCCGACCCTCTCGACGATCGCACCTGGGGAGACCTCGATCGCATCCTGGCGACACGCTGGGAGACCTCCGACGGCCGGACCCTCGGTGTGGCACTCTGTGCCGTTGACGCTGGCTACCTGACGTCCCGCGTCATCGACTACGCCCGTCGCCGGTCCGGGATCATGGCTGTGCGTGGCGTCGCTGGCGCCGGCAAGCCGATCTGGAACCCTCGCGCGAAGGTCACGCGCCGCTACTCGTCTGCAGCCCTGCGCTACCACTGGGTCGGCACGGACGCTGCCAAGGACTGGCTGTATCAGGTCCTCCAGGTCGCCGTGCCAGGCCCCCGCTACCTGCACGTCCCGCTGGATCTGCTACAGCAGCACCCGGACTGGCCAGCGCAGGTGGCCTCGGAGCGCCGCGTCAAGGTGACGCAGCGTGGTCGGCAGGTCTGGGCCTGGCGCCCCAAGCCCGGGTCGCGCCAGGAGGCCCTCGATTGCCTGATCTACGCCATCGCCGCCGCTCATGCTGTCCTGCGTGACCGCCCTCACTACCTGTCGCCTGACGAGCCCGCCGCACCGGTGCCGCAGCAGGCCCAGCCGGACCCGCAGGTCGGCAAGCCTCGACCAGCACCGCGCCGTCCATCGTCCGCTGGTGGTGGCTGGCTCACTGGCAGGGGTCGCCTGTAGGTCTGACTGCCATGGTTTGACGCACAATGTCAAATCCGATACAGTCAGGCTGGAGGTGGGGCATGACCCGCGCCGAGCGCATCGCCGCCCTGGAGGCTGCCCTGGCGGCAGGGGTAGTGCAGGTGCGCTACTCCGACGGCAGGTCGGTGACCTACGCCTCGATGGCCGACATGCGGGCCGAGATGGAGCGCCTCCGTGCCGAGGATGCTGCCGCTGCTGGACGCAGGATCAAGGCCGGCGTCATCCGCTTCCGGGGGTAGGCGATGGGCCTGCTTGCGTGGTTCCGGGGCGAAAAGCCGCAGCAGCCGGTAGCACGCAAGCGCCGCTACGACGCCGCCCAGGCCGACTGGGCCGCCTACTGGCGCGCCAGCACCGCCACGCCACACCGCGAGATCGCTCACGATCTGGACACTCTGCGAGCCCGCGCCAGGGACCTGGAGCGCAACAGGCCCTACGGCCGCCGCATCCTCGATGCGATGGTCGATGCGCTCGTCGGTACCGGCATCCGTCCGACCGTGGACGGTGCGCCAGCGGCCATCTATGACCTCTGGACTGCCTGGGGCGGAGCCTGCGTCTCCGGTGCGCGGATCGGCTACTCTGGCGCGATCGCCCTCGCTGTCCGCACGTGGCTGCGCGACGGCGAGGTGCTGATCCGCCTGCGGACCCGCTACCCGACCGACATGCCTGGCCTGCCTCCGCTCCAGCTCCAGCTGATCGAGGCCGACCACCTGCCGGTGGACATGGATCAGGATCTGCCTGGCGGCAGAACGATCCGCAGCGGCGTTGAGTTCGACCCGATCGGGCGCGTCGCCGCGTATCATCTGCTGCGCGAGCATCCCGGCAGCGGCAGGCCATCACGGGAGACGATCCGCGTTCCCGCCGACGAGATCATCCATCTCTACCTGCCAGAGCGCCCCGGCCAGATCAGGGGTGTCCCGATCCTGGCCTCGGCCATCCTGCCGATCTGGGACCTCTCCTCGGCCCTGGAGGCGGTCCGTGTCTCGTTTCGCGGCGCATCAACAATCGTCGCCACCGTCGAGGGCGGATCGCAGGAGGCCGGTATCGCACCAGACGGCATCGCCGAGGAGCGCGACGGCCCCGATCCTGTCACCGATGCAGCAGGCCGCGCGATCGAGGGGCTCCAGCCCGGACTGATCCTCTACGCCCCTGATGGCCGGCAGGTCCGCATCCACCAGCCGCAGCCCCCACAGGGCCTGACCGACTACTGCCGGGCGATGCTGCGCGAGATCGCTGCATCCGTCGGCCTCTCCTACCACGTCCTGTCAGGAGACATGTCGGACGCGTCATTCGCGCAGGCGAAACTGGGCCTCCTGGCGCAGCAGCAGCGCATGGATGTGCTGCGGGAGACCGTGATCGTCCCGTCCCTACTGGACCCGATCTGGTCGGCATATCTCGACCATGCCCAGGCAGCTGGTCTGCTGCGTGTCCAGGAGCCCTGGAGGCGCGTTCGGTGGTCTCGTCCGGCCTACCCAACGGCCGACCGCTACCAGGAGGCCCGGGCGACGTTGCTGGAGATTCGCTCCGGCCTGCGATCCAGGGCCTCAGCCATCGAGGCGATGGGCCGGGATCCCGACGAGGTGGACGCCGAGATCGCTGCCGACGCCGCGCGGGCCGACAGGCTCGGCCTGATCCTGGACTCCGACCCGCGCCGGACCACGCTGGCGGGATCCGCCGCGATGCATGAGGAGGTGACGCAATGACGCACGTGCGAGGTCTAGCCAGACCCGAGACGCTGCGGAGCGACGGCCGGATCGATCTGGTCGTCGCCACTGATGCGCCGGTGGACGTGTGGGGACTGCCGGAGGTCCTGACGATCGGCCCTGACGCGATCATCTCGGGCCGCCTCGACGCCGGCCTTCCGGTGCTGGTGGACCACGATTGGCGCGCTGGCGCCATCGTTGGCCGGGCGGTCCCTGGCGAGTGGCGCATCGAGCCGTTGCCCGACGGCAGTAGCGCTCTGGTGGTCACGGTCCAGCTGGATCTGGAGCGACTTGACATCGTGCGCCAGATCGCCGAGGGCTACCTCCGCGACGTCTCGATCGGCTACCGCGTCGAGGAGTCGCGCCGTGAGGGCGACCTGGTGATAGTGACGCGGTGGGAGCCGCTGGAGGTGTCCCTGGTGGCCGTCCCGGCAGACGACCGGGCGACCGTGAGATCGGCAGTCGCCGCCCCGAGCACGGAGGCGGTCCAGGAGCCCGGGCCTGTGCCCGGGGTGGTGGCAGTGGAGGGCCGAGAGGCCCCGGAGGAGGAGTCCATGGACGAGAAGACCCTGGAGGCCCGGGCCGCGAGCCCGGAGGTGGTGGTCACCCG